CGTGAGGTTACCTTGTCGGAAACGGTGGATTATGTGAGCCAATCTCATTGGCGGAAAACAGTCAGGCGCATCATGGACGAGCGGGATGCCCAACGCATGGACAGGCTCAAAGGGACAAAGCTCCTGAAAGGCGTAACAACTCCGTAACAGCGTGCGTTATTGCTTTGTTGTAAAAGCATGTCGAATTTCGCGCGCCCTCGTAGCGGGACTGAGGGCATGACGTGGCCCACCTCACGGTAACGGTGCGGATCGCTCGTTCGCAAGCGGGATTGCGGGCAACGAAACCGGAAACCGAACCTTAGTGAGGAACCCCACATGGCAGACACAGCATATCCGGTCAATCATGCATTGGCCGTCAAGCTGTGGTCGAAGCGCCTCATGCGCGAAGCCCTCAAGGAAACCTTCGTCTCACGATTCATGGGCGAAACAAAGGATTCGCTCATTTATGTGAAGACCGAGCTCAACAAATCCGCCGGCGACCGTATCCGTGTAGGGCTGCGCATGCAGCTCAGCGGAGGCGGCATCGCGGGCGACAATACCCTTGAAGGCAACGAAGAGGAACTGACGACCTACAGCGACGATCTTCTCATCTACCAGCTCGGTCATGCCGTCCGCTCGTCGGGCGAAATGTCAGAGCAGCGCGTTCCGTTCAGCGTCCGCGAGGAAGCCATGGACGGATTGCGCGATTGGTGGGCCGACCGCATCGATACCGTCTTTTTCAACCATATCACCGGCAATACGGGAGCGACGGCCGACACGCACGATGGTGGCAATGTTCCGACGGCACCCACAAGCGCCGCAGGCAATACCCGTATCCTGTATGGTTCGGGCTCCACCTCGACGACTGCATCTTTCACGGTCACGACTTCCAACTCGGGATCGGCGAAGGGCGTCATCATGCAGCTCGGCGTCATTGACAAGGCGGTGAACCAAGCAAAGATTGCGACACCTCTCGTTCGGCCGCTTCGGATCGACGGGCAATACAAGTATGTCGCCTTTTTGCATCCGAATGCGGTTCGCCAATTGCGCCAAGGCGTCTCGACCACGGCAGTTACGTGGTTCGATATCATGCGCGCGCGGGTCGAAGGCGGCGATATCAAGCAGAACCCGATCTACAACGGCGCCATCGGCGAATACAATGGAGTGATCCTCCACGAATCGACTCGCATTCGCGGGCTTGCCACCGATACGAACGTAAAATTCAACGTTCTATGCGGCGCCCAAGCCGCCTGCTTCGCCACCGGCCGAAGAGACTCCGACCAGCAGATGAAATGGGTCGAAGAACTCTTCGACTACGAAAACAAGCTGGGCGTTTCGGCGCGCATGATCTGGGGCTTGAAAAAGATGGTGTTCAACTCCGTCGATTTCAGCACCATCGTCATGCTCTCTCATTCCAACAATCCGTCATAGGGAGAATGAACGATGGCAAGCGCAACGATCACATTCTCCGAATTCCGCCCCAACGTGAACGTCGTTCATACGGGCGTGAATGTCACGGGCGGCTCACTGTCAACCTCGGCCGCTCTCACCACCATCTGCCCCTCGACCGTGATGCACATGTGCCGCGTGCCTTCGGGCGCGACACTTCTGGATTTTTGGTTGAGAATCCAGACGGGCGGGGCTTCGCAAACCGTCCAGATCGGAACGTCCGGGTCGCCCTCCGGAATCATGTCCATCACAACTTTGTCGCAGACTTACTCCGTCTCGGCGTCGTCGCAGTTGGTCGTGCCGTCGCCTTACGGCGTATTCGATCAAGGATGGTTGAGGGCGCCTGGCGGCACAAGAGCGGCCACTGGGGCGACTACCAACCTTATGCCGGTGCGCATCTCGTTATCCGACGACGTGCAGCCGCGGACGGTCTGGGTACAGGGGAATCTTGGAGCGGGCGTATCGGCATCTGCCTTCTTCACGTTCCTCCTGTATTTCACGACCGACGGCCTCCCCGGACATACGACCATTCGGTGACATGTTGACGGAGGGCGGAATCGACCGCCCTCCGTCGGTTTCTTCAGCAGGAAACAAATGGAACTCATCAAAGCGCAGGACTACTACAACAAGGCGATCGCTTATCTCGAAGGCGTCGATCACGGTAAGCCTCACGAGAAGAACTTCGCCAAAGCCGAAGCGATGTTGAACGAAATCCTGAATGTCCATGTCGGGAACATTCTTGTACTGCATACGCTCGGCTCGCTGTTCGCGGCCAAGGGATTCAACGGTCTTGCCATCCAGCTATTTTCCCAGGTCGTGAATGCCGAAGAAAAGTTCGCCGAGGCATGGAACAACCTGGGACTGGCATGGAAATCGCTGAACAATTTCGAGCAAGCAGAACATTGCCTTTCCAAAGCGGCGAAATATTGCCGCAAGGAGCATCTGGCCGATACGTTGTGCAATCTCGCAGCCATCAATCTCAATCGCGGCCGGCCGGAACAGGCGCTCAAGTGGGTGGATGAATGTCTACAGGTCGAGCCCGGACATCAAAAGGGACTTTGGCATCAGGGGCTCGCTTATCTTGAGCTGCGCAAGTGGGATGTTGCGTGGGACGGCCATGAGGCGCGATTGCACGGCGGATCGCCCGGAGAAATAGCCGTCAGGAATTACCATGGTCCCGACGGTATGACGCCGGAATGGGACGTTTCATCGCCCGGCTTCATTGTGATCCATGGCGAACAGGGCATGGGCGATGAAATCATGTTCTCGTCTTGCATCCCCGATGCCATGAAGGTCGAAGGTACGCGGTTTCTGTTCGAGCCGTCGCCGCGAATGGCCGCTGTATTCGCCCGCTCGTTCCCCAATTTGATCGTTCATGGCACGGACAAGACGGATGGAAATGAGTGGCTCGGCATTCACGGCCGGCCGGATTTCAAGATTGCCCTCGGCTCTTTACCGAAATTCTTCCGCCGTTCGGCCGCAAGCTTTCCCGGCAAGTCTTATTTGGTTGCCGATCGTGCGAAGTGCGCGTGGTGGGGCGATAAGCTCAAGGCTCTTGGCCGCCGGCCGAATATCGGCATTGCTTGGCAGGGCGGTGTTGAAAAAACCCGTTTCGATGCCCGCTCTTTCCATCCGATGCTGTATGCGCCGCTGTTCCAAGCCGTCGATGCGAATTGGATATCCCTCCAATACGATTCGACGGCACTTAGTTGCGTCGAGGAGGTCAAGAAACAGCTTAGTGTGAAAATTTCGCATTGGCCGCGAGCGGTCGAGCAAATCAACCCCGAAACCGGGAAAATGAACGACTTGGACGAGCTTATCGCTCTCGTTTCCAAGCTAGATCTGGTCGTCACCGTCTGTCAGACGGCAGTGCATGTAGCAGGTGCCTTGGGCGTGCCCACGCTTTGCCTGACGCCTTCCGAACCATCCTGGCGCTATGGGGCAGTGCCGGATGAAACCATGCCCTGGTACGCTTCCGTGCGCCTCTTGCGTCAAGCAAGGGGTGCGAGCACAACGCCATTCGATTTGGGCACCGGCGATTTGGGAGCAAGCGCCTGGACGCCGGTCATCGAACGCGCTGCCCGCGAAACCCAGCAACTTATTGCCATTCAGAAAGCTGCCGCGTCATGACGCTGATTACGGATGCCTATCGCGCGCTCAATCGCGAGCTGCATGAGAAGAACGAGGGCTATGGAGCCGGGCTGGCCACGCAAAAATGGTATGCCCATATCGCGAAACTCGCCGGCAGTCTCAAGGCCCGCGATATTCTCGATTACGGCGCCGGCAAAGGGCGGCTGGCCCATGCTCTGCCACAGTTCCGCATTCGCTCTTACGATCCGGCGGTTCCGGGCATCGATCAATCGCCAGAGCCGGCCGATATGGTCGTTTGCCTGGATGTATTGGAGCACATCGAACCTGGTTGCATCGATGACGTTTTGGACGACATCAAACGATGCTCAACAATGGCGGTGTTCCTCACCGTCTGCATGGTGCCCGCCGGCAAAAAATTGTCCGACGGACGCAATGCCCATGTGCTTCAGCGGCCTCCCGAGTGGTGGATTCCGAAATTGCTGGCTCGTTGGGAACTGCGGATGTTCGCGTCCAACGGGTATGAGTTCCAAGTCTTTCTGCTGGCCAAAGCATCGGAGCAAAATCAAGCGGAGGAGGCGGCATGAGGACGCCTAATCTCATGGCAGTGACGCAACGTACTATGTTTGTCGGTTGGGATCCTCGCGACGATCTGGACGCGCGCATAGCCATTCGTTCCATGGTCCGCCATTGCAAGCGCGGCATACGTGTCGTGTTGCTGAAGGATCACGAGCTTCGCCGCGCCGGCTTCTATTGGCGTTCCTACGAAGTGCGGCCGAACGGACAGCGGATCGATGACATCGACGGCAAGCCGTTCTCGACCGAATTCTCGTTTTCCCGTTTTTGTGTGCCGGAACTGGCACGGGCCATGGGGATCCGAGAGCCGGTGCTGTTCACCGATCCGGATATCATGTTACGGGCCGACGTGAACGAGCTGTTCGACTGCTGGGACGACCAATGCGCCGTCATGTGCGTGCAGCATCAGCACATTCCAAGAGAGCAAACCAAATTCGACGGGATGCAGCAGACCAAATATTTCCGCAAGAACTGGTCGAGTGTCATGCTCCTGCATCCCGAGAGAACGCGCGAGTTGACGCCGCATAAGGTCAATACGTGGCGCGGCTCAGATCTCCATGCGTTTCTATGGGCGAAGGACGACGAAATCGGCGCCTTGCCGAAGGAATGGAACCATCTCGTCGGGTACAATCCGCCGAATCCGAACGCGAAGCTGGTGCATTTCACACTTGGCGACCCGTCCTTTCCAGGACGCGAACGCGACGAACATGCGGATGAATGGCGTAGTTACGTCGCGGCGGACGAGCAAGACAATCCTTATGCCGAGATCGCCAAGCAAAGCGGCATGGCGGTCGCGCAATGAGGCGCCGGCAGATTTTGTTTCAGCGTCAACAAGAAGAAAAGGCAACAAAGGAGCTTAAAGCACATGGGCAGCTCGAAAACCAGCAGGTCGGCGCCGGGATGGCAAGGCCAGAACACTCCGAGAGGGCCGTACAGTTACTCGAAGAGCGAGGGCGGGAAACCCTACGAGGGGACGATCATGAGCGGGGAAGACCCGCCGATGCGCAAAGTGGGCAAGGGCGCGCGCGACAAATCCTCAGCCTCAAAGGGGACAGCAAAGGCCAAGACCATTTACGGGGAAAGCTGACAGATGCCGTCCAAATCGGCGAAACAGGCGCGAACCATGCGAGCGGCGGCGCACGATCCGGGGTTCGCCAAGAAAATGGATATTCCCCAATCCGTCGCCCGTGAATTTGTTAGCGCCGACCAAGCGAAAATGAAGACGCGGCGCGCCCGAACGAAAATTGGGGCACGGCCGAAGTGAGCTCGACGCAGGATATGCGCGTGCGTATCGCCTCGGAATTGAACCGCGCGCTATCCGATTCCTACGGCAATTCGGGTGAGACTATCGGGCTCATAATCAATCGATCGATCAACGCCGCGATCCGTCATTACGAATCCTACAGATTCCGCTGGAACGAAGTTAGGCGGCGGGAATTCGGGACGACGACAGCCTATGATCCGAATGTGTCGTTGCCGGCCGACTTCATCATGATGACCATGCTGGAGGTCATCTACAGCAACCGATACGAACCGAGCGGCGGGATCGAGCGGACCACAGTCGAAGAAGTGAACGAGCTGAATTACAGCCCGTCGCTCACGGCTGCCAGTGTAGCGATCCCGGCGAAATATACGATTGAGGGAAACTT